GAACGACAAATTAACTTCCGACATTTTCGAATTTGGTCGCTTCATCTATTTTACCGTCGGCATTCAGGCTTTTATATAAGTTTATTTCGGGATTCATTGCCACTGGAGCGACCATTTTTGATCCATTTAATACCAGGTATTTTAACGCAATGGCCTTTGTAAGATCGAGCTAATTGTTTTTCGGATACGCGGATAGGTATAAAATATATCACTGTCGTTTGGCACAGAGGGCGTATTCATTTTTTAGATCTGGCTCCGCATACAGAAAACTCCGATAGGGATTCTTGCAGTTTAGCGGCGGTATGCCGTATTCGAGCGTAAAGCCTGCTGCATCCGACTCATCAAAGGCCACGAAATAAATTTGCTATAAATATGTGTGGTAAAAAAATTCGCAAACTCAAACTGCTCATTTGGATCGTCGTTAAATATACTTCTTATCACATTTACGAATTCTATCCGATCTTTTCGCCCGGTTTTATTTTGAAAATTGGTGGCCTTCGCCGCATCTCCGCTCGTATCGTAGATATATGAGAACTGGCTTTGGCCATCAGAATCAATCTGAAGATTGCAAACCCCCAGCAAATAAGTTTTTCCATCTTGCTTAAATGGTATCGGGTGGCAGTGCTGTTTCACATATACTGCCTCAGGATGTATATACCAGCCAAATCCACATCCAATTAGGGCCGAGAACATACCATGGTATAGCAGCCAAGCATAAGAAAAAAGACCGATAGGAATTGAAAAAATAAGATTTTTTTGGGCAGCTAGTTTATATAAAAACACAGAAATAAGGATAATATAATAAAATAAGGCATAAAAGTTAGCGCAAGCGATAGACCGATCTGCTTGGTCAGGCCAACCAAAGAAACCAGAAACGAAAAAAGCTAATGGGGACGATACGAGAAATAACCACCAAAGTATCCGACAGGGCTGTTTTACGCGAAGCCGTGATAACATTTCGCAAGTCATCATATCTATTTAGTAGCAGCCGATTATTTTCGCGTAAACGGAAACAGTGAAACATTTTCGGTATCAGTCGCGCCATTTGAGCTTTGCCCAATCGAAACTTAAGCCTTCAAGCGAGCCCAACACCACCACGTGCGCCATTCGCTCGTCCTCATCCATCGAGACTGCCCGATCATAAGGCACCCCGCACTTGACCAGATACAAACTATCTTTCAGTGCTGGGTGCCGGCTCAGTTTCCCGCCGTGGCCACAATCTGTTCGAGCGGAAGTGGTTTGATGGCTTCGCTTACAGCGGCTAAACCATCATCCCCCAGCCTCGCCAAAACGGCTTCAACATCTGCCTCGCTTAACGGCGCAGGCACCGGCACATCATCAATCATTGAAACAGACGACGCCACCTTCGCGTAGCCGAGATAGGCTCGATTTAATGATAGCTCCGGCCCCAGAGCCTTGAACAGCCGCAAGGTCTCCAGCACCCCGAACTTGCGCAACGTCAACCGCCGCCCCGCTTTGTCCGTAATCACCTGCTCCATCACACCCTCACCCGGCTCGAAGCATAAAACTGCAAACGCTGCGCCACCGGCGCATCCCCGCGGTACGCGCCGGCAGATGCCAATTTGAACACCGCGCCGCTGAACTGATAGGTCGAGGTCGAGCCATCAGGTTCACTAACATACTGATATAACGTCCCGGCGCCAATCGGCTGGCCGGCCAGGTATCCTTTCTCGATCGCGGCGATAAAATCATCCGCCGCCGATGAGCCGCGATCCAGCGTGAACATTCCCTGCCAGCCTTTCGGCAACTCAGCGCCCAGCTGGACGCCATCCAGCCGGTCCACCCGCACGGCCTGAGTCACTTGTGCCGCCTCAAAGCCGGTGACATGCGCCAAATCCACCCGCCCGAACGGCCCCATCACCACAAGCTGGCAGTCATTGCCAACAGAAAACGTATTATACGGCATGTCTGCTCTCCCTTAACCGTTTACCGCGACGGATTGCCGGCTGACCTGCACGGTCTGCCCGCCTTGCACATTGACGATAAATTTCTCGTTGATCGCCTGATATTGCACCTGGCAATCCGCCTGCACATAACCCAGCCCCGTCCGGCCGGGCGGGTTGTTGGTGATGTCGCACACCACCGCGAACGGCAGAGATCCGTCGGTACTGCCAAGCAGCCCCTGCCCCAGCAAGCCGTTCAGGAAGGTGAGCAAAGTTGCACGTATATTCAGGAACAAAGTGGTATTCACCAGCTGTCCAACATAGGCCCCCATGCCGGCTGAGAGTGTGCGGGCAATATAATTCGTCAGCCTGGTGTAATTATCGCCATTGATCGCGGCGTTGGATGACGCATTATGCCCGCCGCGCACGCCCCAATAATTGCCGCCCGGCTGCGGGTTGGCGATCACGTCGATCCCGGCCGACAGCAGGGCCGATAAATCCGCCGTCGCGTACGTCGTCGCGGTACCAACGCCAGGCTGGCCGGATTTTTGCGTGCCGATGATCCCATAAAGCGGCTTGTTCAGGGATGATTGTTCGGGCGATAAATTCGCAAGACGACCGGCGGTAAACCCTTGCGGCGAGACCAGCCTGGTCAGCGCATTTGCCTGATCGTACCAATAAATCCAATCGCCAAACATCAGCTTGGCGGCGTAACTATCAATCCCCGCCGATGCTTTCGTCGCCACCGCATTGGCAATCGTGTCCCCCGCCGGTCCGGTCAGGATCATATAGACCGACTCGCTCAAACCAAACGCAACCTGCGTGCTCCATTGCGTCGCATCATCGGCATCGGCAAGCAGGGCGAGCGAGCAGCTCTGCCCACGCAGCGCATACATCCCGGTGCGCGGCAGCGTATCGGCGCCGACGAGTTTGGCGGCGGTGATCCCGCTCGCGCCATCGGTTCCAGGCGTTCCCGCCGAAAACGGATAGCTGCCCGCAACCGGCGTCGCACTCGCCGAAAGCAGGCTCGCGACCACGAGGTTTGAAGGACCCCGCAGAACACCATTGCCATTATTGACCGCGTTCACGACATTATTCCAAAATACCGTGCCGGTGCCGGTGATATTATCGAACACTTCCGGGCTCAGCCCAGGTAATGAAACACTCAGCCGCCAGGAATTGGCGGCAGAGCCGGTGGCCAAATTTAGTGTCAGCAAATTGCCGGTTGAACCAGTGTACAAAGCGGTGAAGTTTGCCGCGCCAAACAGCGAAAGCATCGCCGCACTGTCAGTGCCATCGGTCACGCGGACACAGCGGAAATTCGCCGCCCCTTGCTGCACGGCGGTTGCCACCTGCGTGCCCATATCATATTTGCGCGCCATCACGGCGCCAAAGGACGCGGCATATTCGCTCATCGAGCCGATGATCGTCGGCTCTGCCACTGGTCCCCAGCTGGCGCTACCGGCGATACCGAGAACATCCGTCGGTACGCCGTTCAGCAGCAGGCTTTGCGGCGGCACGATTTGCACATACAAATCCGGCACGATCAGCGCCGTCGTATTCAAAGCCCCTTGCGCGTAAATCGGCATTGCTCAGGCTCCTTTCGAAGCGACGCGGACCACGAAGCTTGCTTCCGGCCCGGCCAATATCTTCGTCACCGTCGCACTGTCGGTAATCACATCCCCTCGCTTGAAGCTCTGGAACGGCTTCAAGACAACCAAATGAAATGTCATGTTCTGTCCTTAAACGTTGAATGTATCGACAAATGCGGTATTCGCGGTGAAGCCAGCGCTGCCGAACAGCATCGCCGGCGTTGTTTGCGCTAAAGTCGTCGGGTATTCGGCTCGGTAGCGAATGATTCGCTTGTACAGAACCGCGTCAGCATTGCCGTCCTGCACGTCGCTCGCCGCATAAATCAGCCGCGCTGCGGAGCCATCGGCGAGCGCGATAAATTGCGGTATGGCCAGTGCCTGGTCCACTAAGGCGCCGCTGGCATCACGGCTCGCCGGGTCCGGGCACCAGAAGGTGATTGAAAACTCCTGTTCCTGGCGCTTGATCTCTTGCAAGGCGCCGGCACCCTGCACGACACGGGCAGCGAACATTTCAGCCCCAGGTACATTCAAAGATGTTCCGGCATAGTCCACCAGCCAGCCCGCCTGTCTCAGCAGTGCCGCAAGATTGCTCGCGACAGTGGCGGGAGAATCATTTACCTGTATCGCATAGGGAAAAATCGTCCCATTCACCGCGACACCGGCAAGCTGCCCGACCACGCAAGCGCCCGAGAAACTAACGCTCGTGCTGGTGACAACACAGGCCAGGCTCGCCGGCACCGGTGCCACACTCTGCCAAATTCGCGGATAGCGCGTGACATTCTTTTGCACCTCATCCGCCAGTACCGAAATATTCACGTTACCGGCGGCGAGATCAGGATCCAGTGCCGGCGCGCTCGGCATGCCGCGATACACCCGGCACAAATTACCAATCGCGCTTGGCGCCGCCGTCCCATCCGGATAGAGCGCATTCGCGATGATGGCGACGAGGGCGTTTTCAACATCCGATTGATCCGCCATCAGCTCACCGCCTGCACCAGCGATAATCGCCAGACGCCGCCGACCAACTCCGCCGCGGTGACGGTAAATCGTTCTGCCCGTTCATTGGTGAGAAAATCGGCGACCCGAGGTTGCACGCATGCCACCGCCGGCAGCAGCGCGATGAAACCCGGCACGCGCGTATCATCGGCGAGGCCAGCCCGGGTCCGATCGCCAATGCCGCCCACCAACAAACTCGCCGGGAATTCGGAAAGAAGTTTTGCTTGCTCGGCCGGCAATGGCGCGCCATAGGCGCTCGCGCCCGCAAGGGCCGCCCCGCCCGGCCGCCATAAATCCAAAACTGCATTGGTCATCACCACGAGCATCGGCCGCGGCGGTTCAATCGCGGCGACGAACATGCAACCCTCAGGCCCGGCGAGATAATCTCCAACCTGCAGATAGCTCCAATCCGCCCAGGCTTGCCGGTACGGTACGCCAAACCCGCTCGGCGCATTCACGCTGCCGCCCGGCGATACCAACGCCACCGCCAGCCGCATGAAACGCCTTGCGAGATCAACCGGCGCCTCCGGACCGTCTGGCCGATAGGCATCATGTAGGAAGCCTAAGCGCCGCGCCGCGCACCCGGCCCCATAAGAGAGCCGGTCCGCCAATCGCAAACCATCCATCTCAAACCACCAAGCTTATGCCGGCATCGTTCAGATCAGGGCCAGGCGGGACGCCGAAAAATCCGCATAGCCGGCGCCGCCAGCCGTCGAACAATTTCGCCCGGTCAGCCACCTCGTTCTCATTGTGAGTCCAGGCCGCGGCACTCTCCGTGTCCAAATTCGCCGAGGTCGGCGGGATCGCCGCCTCCAACGTTGCAAGTGTGCTGATATATTGCAGCGTCACTGCGATTTCCGCCGGTGCGAGATTATTCAGGCGATATTCCAGCGTGCCGTAAGCCTGAAAAAACCGCCAATTGCTGAACCCGGACGCAACGGCACCGTAAGCTGGATAGCCGCAGAAACGGCGGATATCGACCTTCTGAGCATCTGTAAAACCCGCTGGCACGGATTGCGACATTTCAATATGTATCCCCGTCGCCGAGCGTGAAATAGACGGTGCCAGTCCCAGCCGAAAGCAGGGCCGCCGCGGTACTGACGAACGGCCCGCCGTCAACCAGAATCCGCGCGCCAGGTGGAACCGGCGTATCGCTCGTCAGCGCCGTCAACCCCGCCGCGGCACCTAGGCGAA